ATAACTCCTCTAGATTTTGAGGCAGATATCATCCTCGATGCGGCCAAGGGCCACCTACAGAACGTTGTGATCATAGGCGAGACTGAGGACGGTTCTGAGTTCTTTTCTTCGTCTGTATCGGATGGGCCTGAAATGGTTTGGATGCTAGAGAGGGCAAAACTTAAGCTCTTGAAAATGGCAGATGATGAATAGGTTGGTGGAATGGGTAATTTGAAAAGCTCTCTAGAGATTGCTGCTGCTTCCTTGTCGTCTCGACCAAAAGAACTTCGCGGGCCGTTTGCCTTAGTAAAAAAACTCAATCTTAAGGGTCTTCGGATGAGCAATGAAGCACATGAGAAAGGCTTGCAAGCTGCCCTAAAAGAAATCCACGATGTGGGAATGAATACAGATGTTTCGGAGGTAATCAAGGCCTACCTATCCGCCAGCAATCAAATGATTGTGCCGAGAGAGGCGACTGAGGAGATGCTTTTCGCAGCATGGGATAGGGCCCCAGTCGAGATGAACGATATGGATGACGGCTACTATGGTGCGGCATATCAAGACATGATTGCAGCCTACCCCAACCCCTTCGAAAGCAAACAAGATGAGTGAGATACCTAGAGACATAATCAATGAGGCCGCGAAGGCGTGTAAGGTCTACGGGATACTAGGGAATGAGCGAACAGCTCAAAAGCTGCTTGAGAATGTCGCCAAAGCCATATGGGCAGAACGCCAGAGATGCGCTAAGATTGCTGAGGATGAGAAAGTTCCGTCACACAGCACGTATCACAGCGGATGGGTTGATTGCGCTGCTTATATCTCCCAAGCAATCCTATCAGATAAAGAAGAGAGTTAGACAATGAGCGAATGGAGGGATTTGGATAGCGCTCCAAAAAACAAACCCGTAAAAGGTGTGGGCATCTTACGAGCCAGGGAACCCTATATTCAGCTTTCGAGAGAAAGTCGCGCTTCATATTGGCTACGGGTGGTGGAAAGAATATAGCCGGAACGGTCCAAGACTTTACCCGACCCATTGGAAGCCAATCGATCCCCCTTCCCAACCCAAAGATAACGGATAAACAGAGATGAATGAAAATGATGATTTTCACGCCCTAGAGATAATGGTAGCTGTTCTTATATCTGCTTGCATCTTATTTGGTATTTTCTGGACTAAAAGCATGGCGCTGTGGTAATCCATAATAATGGAACATCAAAAACTTAAGCGAGATTAACTATGGCTGGTGCAGGCGGCAGACCCCCGAAAGAGAAAAGCTTTGCAAATATGCTTCGTATTGCCATCAGTGAGGCTACCGTGGATGAGCATGGAGTAAGCAAGCCGAAGCTTAGGGCGGTAGCTGAAATGCTTGTAACAAAGGCTCTTGAGGGTGATATGGCAGCTATCCGAGAAGTGGCAGACAGACTGGACGGCAAGGCAGCGCAGGCAGTAGAGATCAGCACCCCAGACGGACCAAGCAGGCTAACAGATGCAGAACTTGAGCTTATCGCCACAGCAAGCAGCTCAGGAGCTTTTGAGACGCCGCCGAGCAAGAGCCAGCTTAACTGAGTTCGCACGGTACATTGACGTACCTGGAGCGCCTACGACTGAGGATGAAGACACAGAGTCATTCAAACCTGTCGAGACGCAGCTAGCCAAGCATCACGTTCTAATCCTCGAAGCCCTCCAGCGCTGTATTGAGAAGCCCCACGGGCGTTTGATGATCTTCATGCCCCCCGGCTCTGCGAAGTCCACTTATGCCTCTGTAGTGGCTCCAGCATGGGCAATGGGCAAATGGCCCAACTACCGTATGATTGGGGTATCCTACGGCTCTGACATGGCTAAGAAATTCGGCCGTCGCACTAGATCCATCATCAAGCAGGATAAGTACCAGAACGTATTCGGCGCTGCCCTCCAAGGCGATCAGAAAGCCGCAGACGAGTGGGCGCTTGATAACGGCAGCGAATACATGTCTGGCGGTATCATCTCAGGCATCACCGGTAATCGCGCTAAGTTCGTAGCTATCGATGACCCTATTCGAGGTAGGCAGGACGCAGACTCTGAAGTCATCCGCCAAAGAACATGGGATGAATATGAAGAGTCTGTAAAGACTCGACTTATTCCGGGGGGATCTCTCGCAATGATCCTTACGCGCTGGCACTTCGATGACCCCGCTGGGCGCATTCTTCCAGAGGACTACGCTGGTGAGAGCGGCATGATTATGTGTCGTGATGGCTTTGAGTGGGAGGTTATATCCCTCGCCGCTGAGTGTGAACGGCTAGACGATCCTCTAGGCCGTAAGATTGGCGAGATGATTTGGCCTGAATGGTTTGACGAGAAGCATTGGTCTAACTTCCGGCGCAATCCTCGTACCTGGAGCGCATTGTTCCAACAGCGCCCAAGCCCCGACACAGGCGACTACTTCAAGCGGGAATGGATCAGAGCCGTTGATACCATCCCTCCCAAGCAAACCCTATCCGTGTACGGTGCGTCTGACTACGCTGTAACTTCTGGAGGCGGCGACTACACCGTTCACGTCATCGTAGGCGTAGACCACGAAGGCCGTCTATGGCTGCTGGATATGTGGAGAGGGCAATCTAGCTCTGATGTATGGGTAGACGCCTTCTGTGACCTTGTGCGCAAGTGGAAACCTATAGGCTGGGCTGAGGAAACGGGGCAAATCAAGTCAGGTGTAGGGCCGTTCCTGGTCAAGCGTATGCTGGAAACGCAGTCTTTCGTGGCCCGTGAGCAATTCCCGACCAGAGGTGACAAGGCTGTTAGGGCGCAGTCTATTCGGGGCAGAATGGCCCTTGCTGGCATGTATGTACATAAGGACGCGCCGTGGCTCTCAGATCTCATAAGCGAGATGATGAGCTTCCCCGTAGGCGTTCATGATGATGCGGTGGACGCGCTCGGCCTTGCAGGTCAGTTGATGGACCGCATGAGCATGGGCAACAAGCCAAAGCAGGCTGAGAGGAAGCTGGAGATAGGTGCTGTGTATGCGCCAGCCCTTCCCAAGACAAGACGATAACCTACAGGGAGACAGGGGAGGGTGTAGTTTACGCTTGACCGTGTAGTTTATTCGTGTATGTTACGTAAACAACATGGAGAACTGAGATGAACGAGTATGAGGCAGCCGTATCAACTCCTAAAGATCAGCGCACTCAGCGACAGAAAGACATCATATTCGGGGACTGCAACCCTGACCTCAAGTACGAAGTATTCGTGGAAAGGAAGGAGGAGCTGTTCAGGCGATTAAAGGCCGGTGAGTACCTAACGTCAACAGACAGGAGAGAAGCATTGAGATGGGGGAAGCTTAGGAAATGATCAAGACAGAAACGGGTAAAGCTGGCGTAGCTCAGAAGGTAGAGCAACTCCCTTGTAAGGAGAAGGTCGCGGGTTCGAAGCCTGCCGTCAGCACCAAGACAATCAAGGTAATTGATATTGGCCTTCACCCCGCCTCCTTGTCTCCAGAATACCTAGACGAATTTAGGAGGCTAGTGGAAGCAAAAAAAGAACGCCTAGCCTACAACGCAGCCTACCAGCGTGACCTACGCACCATCAAGCGCCTAGGGCTGGAGATGACGGTGAAGGAGTGGAGGAAGACGAATGGTAATTGATAAAGATAATCTAGTTAAAGAAGCAAACCGGGTGATAGCCAAGCACAAGGGCGTTTATATAATGTCCGATGAAGACCTTTCATTCTTGGTGGTGGGATAAAGGAAAGGTCTGGCCTTGGAGCCTATTCGCAGTTTGTGAGGAGCGTTGACGGCCTAGAGGAAGCCGCGAAGAAATGCATAAGCCTTAGAAAAGATGGCTTAAAGATTTCCCCACCATATTTCGACAATAGTCTAGCTCATGAAAAATGGATTAATGCTGAGAAGCTCAAGGCCCTAATTTAGGGAGCAATATCGGGAGAGTTTGAATGACTGTCAAAGAATTAATCGAAAAGCTGACTGATATTCAGGAAAAGTATGGAGGAGACCTAAATGTTCGATACCCGGATTATGAAAAAGGAGGGCATGAGGATGTGGACTACATCATGGAGGTTGGCAGAGATGGCACTGAAAATATAGTTAAGCCAACATGGATAAAGCTTTACTAAATGAAATCAAAGGAGACTTGAGATGACGCATAGTCCCGGCCCGTGGAAACTGAGGATTGACCGCGGTGATACGGTGATTGAAGATGCTGACGGGAGACCGGTAATTGTAGACACCGCGTATTACCCTGTCTCGCCATCAAATGATGATGATTACTCATTGATCGCAGCCGCTCCTGATCTACTAGAGGCTCTGTGCGAGCTTTACGACGCGGCAGACAGTATGGCTTACGCCTGCAATAGCAGTATGTGCGATGAAGCCGCCCAAAAAGCTCGCATAGCTATGCTAAAAGCCACACACAAATCAGGAACCTACCCCTCCTAAGCCCGTTACGCGACTTTATGGAGGATACCATGACGCCGCACCAAGAAAGGGTTATCCTTTATTGCATGGTTCTGGGGATGATTGTGTTCTGGTTATGGCTTGCCTTGAAGTGGGGTTAGTGGTAGAAAATACGAATGGTGCCAGTAAAATGGAGTCAGGAGATTAACGGGGGAGTGGTCACCCCTGGCTTTCGGTCTAACCGGGTTCTCTGGCTGTGCAAGACCTCACAGCATCTCAAGTCCCGAAAGGGCAGCTAGGGTTGATCTCCTAGCTTAGTAATTCGAGGTGAAAGCCTCAACGGAATACCGAGTGGACTCCCGCAAGGAGTTCTTCCTAGTCTGGCCAGACGGACCAATAGCTTTGCAAGGTTGGCGGTCTTTTAACGTGGCGGTGAAGGTCAGTTCGACTCTGACTGCGTTACAGGAAGCTCGGTAGCAAATTGGAACGCGCCGCTAAGTGGTTGGCAATCGGTCCTGAAAACCGAGGGGGCCGAAAGGTCAGGGGTTCGACTCCTCAGCGTTCCGCCAGTTTAGCCAGAGATGGCAACGATAGTACCCCTACTTCTCGACGGAGAAGTTTCTGAGCGAATTGACGCCATAGAGATCTGAGGAACCGAGCTAGACGGGAAATCAGTTACAGGGGGAATCCAATGCGCCCAATGGGCAAAGAGTTTGGAATGGCGGTGTGGAAAGACACATACGGGCGAACGTCTTGGTAGCCTATGGACCGGATAGCCTTCGAACCCAAGCCGAGAAGGTGTTAGAGCGCGGTAGCTAGTTCTGATCTAGCCCATTCCAAAGCCAATCGGCTGAGCCGTACCAAGAAAAGAGGCTAGAGGGAGTTGTGACCCTTGATGCCTCTCTTTCCGCGTCTAGGAACTCAAAACCATTTATGATAGTTATCCCCTGACTAGCTAGGAGATACACCATGAAGAAGAACGAACAGAACGACGCCATCAAGACCGCCGCCGCTCAGCGTGAGGCAGAGATGCAGCCGACTCCTGAAGTACACGAGTCTTTCGAGGCTATGCAGCGCCGCCGTGAGAACCCTGTAGAGCGTGACGGTACGACTGAGGCAGGCCCGATTGTCAACGATCCTATGCGCCAGCGGTTTGAAGCCATGGAAGCGCAGAAGGACAAAGACATCAAGGAATACGTAAAACAGAGCGATGGGAAACCAAAAGTCTAACGCTCTAGGTCCAATGTGGAGTCGCGCACGATCAGCCCCTTGTACGGGTATCCTCTAGGGGATGCGGCAGAGAGCCTCGCTAGAAATGGCGGGGCTTTTCTTTTGGCCTCCTATACCATATAACATTACCTGAAACCGCGCGGGTAATCATGGCTGTTGATCCTATAGACGATATCGAACTGGAACCGGCTGACACCTTCAAGGTTGAGGATGAGCCTAAATCGTCTGCGTCTGTCCTCAAGGCTCTCAAGCAGTCCCAAGAGAAGTTCAGCGAATATCAGGACATCTGCGATCAGATCGATGATGTCTATAGCCGCCGTGACCGGAGCTATAGCGCTGTTGAGCGCACTTCTCCTGGTGGGGGGGCGGATGCTGAGCTAGACCTGTTCTGGGCGTCCTACGAGATCCTCAAGCCCGCTGTGTACGCTCGTTCCCCCAAGCCGGTAATCACTCCTCAGTTCAAAGACCGTCGTCCCGTCAAGAATAGGACTGCTGAGCTTCTAGAGCGCACCTCTATTTCCTCATTCGACCGCTCTGATATTGACGCTGTCATGTGTGAGATCAGAGATGACCTAATCTTCACCAATCGCGGCGTCATGTGGCTGACCTACGAGTCAGATGATGGGCAGAAGGTCTGCTTCGAACATCTGGACCGCAAGGACTTCCGTCACGAGCCTGCCCGTAAGTGGGCAGAGGTTGGATGGGTAGCCCGTAGAGCATGGATGACACGCAAGGATATGCGCAAGCGCTTCCGTGGTGATAGCGGGGATGCCTACAAGGACGCTAGCTTTACCGTTCGTCGCGATGATGAGGACAACGGAGCCAATGACGGGAGCCGCAAGGCTGGAGTCTGGGAAGTCTGGCACAAGACAGACAATAAGGTCTATTGGGTAACTGAGGGCGTTGATGTCTGTCTTGATGTAGACGAGCCGCACCTCTCCCTCAAAGGCTTCTTCCCATGTCCTAAGCCAGCCTTCGGAACCCTTGGCCGTCGCTCGCTTGTTCCCGTCCCTGATTATGAGCGGTATGCGGTTCACTTCGGCAAAATCAACACCCTCACAAGCAGAATATATCTTCTCCTCGACAAGGTGAGGATGAAGGGACTTATCCCGGCCGGGGGTGATGTAGGCGATGCACTGGAAGAACTTATCCGTTCTGACGATGAACAGATCCTGATTGCCGTTCCCAGCGCTTCCTTGCAAGGAGATATGGCTAATTTCGTCCAGTGGATGCCTATCGACATGGTCGCCACTACTATCCAGGGCCTTATTCAGGCTCGTTCACAGCTTATTGACGACTTCTATCAATTGTCTGGAATTTCCGACATTATGCGCGGCGCTACCCAGGCAGAGGAGACGCTGGGCGCTCAGCAGCTTAAGAGCCAATATGGTTCTGTGCGGGTAAAGCAGAAGATTGATGAACTCCAGCGTATCGCTCGTGACTCGGTCCAGTTGGCATCCGAGATCATAGCTGAAAAGTTTACCAAGGAAACTTTGCTTGATATGTCGCAGATGGAAATCCCATCCAAAGCCGACATTGAAAAGCAGATAGACGGCATTGAGAAAGCCGCCGAACAAGAGCTTAAGGCGCTAGGTGATCAGGCTAAGAAAGCCGCTCAGGAAGCCATGATGCAGGCGCAACAGTCTGGCGAGCAACCTGACCCTCAGCAGGCACAGGCCGCACAACGGCAGTTCCAGCAGGCTCAACAGCAGCTTATATCGAAATATGCTCCAATGCTGAACGAGGCCAAATCAGCCGTTCCCATTGAAGACATCATGAAGCTCTTGCGTGACGACAAGGCTCGTGGCTTTGCGTTTGAAATTGAGGATGGCTCTACAGTTCTCGCTGATGAGCAGCAGGAGAAGGCGTCCCGCAATGAGTTCATGGCTGCGTTCGCAACTGCATCCCAAGCTCTTATGCCGTTGGTATCGACAGGCCCAGAGGGTGCAAAGCTCGCGGGTGCAATGCTCAAGTTCCAGCTTTCGCCTTATCGTACAGGGCGCGAACTGGACTCGATGATTGATGACTGGATCGATAGCCTTGCCAATGCACCACAGCAAAAGGCTGACGATGGTACGGCTGAGCTAGCGGCAGCACAGAACAAGCTTGCAGAGGCAGAGCAGGTCAAGGCACAAGCAGCTATGGCGAACGTACAGGCCAAGGCAGCGCAGGCTCAGGCCGATAACGAGCGCAAGATGGCAGAGCTTCAGATGAAAGCTCAGGACGCCGCTGCTAAATCTCAAAGCGAGAATGACAAGCTTCAATTGCAGTTGTCCAAGCAGCAGCAGGAGTTCACGGCCAAGATGGCAGAACTCGATGCTAAACAGAATTTGATGCAAGCTCAGACGGCTAAGATCCTCAATGAAATCGGGCTGGATGTCCGCAAGCAGGATCTTGAGGAGTACAAGGAAGCGAATGCGCAGCAGCAGGCCCAATTTGATACGGCGCTTAAGGTTAGCGGCGAAGGCCGCGCTGACCGTGGCGAGGAACGTGCGGATAGGCAGCAGGACCATTCTGAGGTACAATCGAATAGACAATTGAGCCTAGCCGAGCAGCAGGCCGAACGTGAGGACGTAGACTAATGGCTCAGAACGATCTAGGCGCACCGGTATTCATCACCAATAGCGGCACCAGCCCTGTGCAGACAGCCCCGGCCGCGAATTCCGCTGGGTCAGCCGCCGCAACACCTAGCTATCAGCGGACGGTAGGCGGCGCTACGATTGCCACCAATCAGGTAGCTAACAGCGTTTCCCCTGCTGCTGCAATTCAGGTTGTCCCAGCCCGCGCTGGTCGCCAGTCGGTTACCATCTCCAACATTACGGGTACTCAGCCTGTCTATTTCGTAGCAAGTGCGGTTACTACCGGAGTGACGACGGGCTTCTTCCTGGCTGGTGCAGTTGGAGCAAGCGTTACCATCGCTACGGCTAGCGCAATCTTTTCCACCTCGCCAACGGCGGCTCAGACGCTATCGTATCTGGAGAACTACTAATGGCTGATGAAGGTGTTTCCTACCCTCCCGGGATTACTCAGGCTCAAGCTATCGCGCTCATGCCGCAGCCAGCAACGTCGCAGCCTCCGGGCGTGTCCGATACAGGCTCGTTAGGTTCAATCCAGCGCTTTGCCCTTGAGAACCATACTCATGCTTCGAAAGCCCGCAAGACTAGAGTCCAGAGTGCCGCTGATGGCAGTCTAACATGGACATATTCCACTCCGTTCGGTGCTGGGGTCGTGCCAATCATCGTTGCCGTGGCAGAGGTTGCTACTGGTGTTACGGATGTCGTGAACGTTCAGGTAGTCGATGCCCCCACAAATACGCAATGCAAGCTGCTTGTAACCAGAACAAACCGCTCAACTGTCGCGCTTTTGGGCCTAACGATCCTTTCTCTTCCCGCCCAACCCGGAGTGACGTGGGTTCACGCGGTAGCATTGGAACCCTGATATGGCAGACTCAAGACGCTTCACTGAGCTAGGAATGGTGCCTGTACTGGCAAACGAGCTTGCCGCTCAGATTACGGCAGGCGTCGGGAATTTCACGCGTCTTGCTGAACTGTCTATGGTTCCAAGGTTGGCAAAGGAGGTTGCAGCGCAGATTGCGTCCCCTTCAGGGGCAGTAGTCTTTCGTCTTACTGAATTGAGTATGGCCCCGGGACTGGCTAAGGAAGTAGTCTCCCAAATCCAGGGCGGTGGGGTGCTGCCTCCCGATTACAGCCAGACTTTTGATCAGGCAATCTCGTCTGGCTACAACATGGTCGAAGATTTTGCGTTCGGGACGACACCGAACCCTGCTGCGGCGGTTCAAATTGGCGACACCACTTCACTTGCCGGCTATTTCAATTACTTCGCGGGTAACTTGGCGACGCCAACATCCACCATCAACAGCGAATATCAGCGTTACGTTGATTTCAGCAACGCCGGTAATTTTGCGTTCGCAAGCGATGCCCTCGAACTGACTGCGACGTTGCCAAACGGCAGCCCGGTTGGGACAACGTCCACAACGATTTCAGGCGCGGTTGCCTATTCCCGATCTGTAACAGTCGCCGATGCCAGCCAGATTTCCGCTGGGCAAGTGGTTTCCCTTGGCGCGAACGCCTATGCCAACTTGCACGTCAGCGTTTCGATTGGGGTAAGAGGAACGATAACGGCTGGCAATTCTGCCACGGTAACCGTTGATCTCTCTCGCATTGGTCAGGCGAACCGCGTCTTCACTGCAAACATCACTGGCGCATCGACGTTCCAAACCATTGGGCAAGACTTTGTCGACCAGATCAACGCTGATACTGTCTTGCAGTCCTTGAACATCATCGCTTGGAAACAGCCGGTCAACCCCGGAAGTTTCGTTGTCGTCTACCCGAAATACCAGTCCGGCGGCGCTCCGCCGTTTGGCTATAATGCCAACGGAAGCTTGCAGTGGGCGTTCGTCACCACTGCGGTAAGCGGAACCATCCTTGTCGACAACAGGCAGTCTCTGACCAATACGTTTGTCGTGTCGAAGTCGGGGAATGTCCTGACGCTCAATCATCCAATTACAGCGGCTAACGGCGATACGCTCAATATCATGGTGTCGCGCATGATGATGCGCACAACAACCTATGCAGCCGGCGAAACCGTTCTGCCGATTGGGGATTCTACGGGTATAACGGTCGGTCAGGCCATCATGTTCGGGCCGCAGGACAATGATTTGAGGCGGGTCACGGCTGTCACCTCAACCACCATCACCATGAATACGACGATCTTTTTCGTAGATGGCGCTTATGCCGTTTCCTATCCGATGTGGTTTGCGGTCACCAGCGCCACAACCTCTGGCTCGACTGTCTTGAGTTTTGCAGCCGTTCCCGCGAGCGTCCGTGTTGGTCAGCAGATGATGGCTTACGCTATCAACCCCGACAATAATCGCAAGGTCACGGCGATCAATCGAGGAACCACACCGCAGACTGTGACGATGGACGGGAACGTAA